ATGAAGGCGTTGTAGTCGGCGGCGGCGGAGCAGTCGGGGGCATAGGTGAAGATGTCCTGATGCTGGAACTGGCTCTCCCCTACCCTGATGCACTGGCGGATGCGCGACTGGAAAATGTCGGCACTGTAGGTGTCGCGGAGGAAGTCGGAAGTCTCTCGTGCCAGGTTGGTGCGCTCATCGGCCATGACGATTAGGAGACCGCGCATGGTGAGGTCGGGGTTCAGTTTTCGCTTCACGTTGCGGTACGCCTCCATCATACGTCCTATGCCATCCACGGAGAGAGAGCCGAGTTGTACCGGCACGATGACCCCCGTGGCAGCACCGAGTGCGTTGAAGGTCAGTTCGGAGAGAGCCGGAGCGCAGTCGATGAGCACATAGTCAAAGGCATCCTCGATGTAGGTGTCCGCAAGCGGTTCGGCGTGGAGGTAGAGTTCATCCATGTCGTGAATGTCGTTGCCGAAGAGTGATGCCAGGACCAGTTTTGGCTGCATCTGGCGGTGGAGGTCGGGGTCAATCTCTGCCAGCATTGGAGAGGCGGGGACATAGAAGATTCCATTGGGACTGCGATAGACAGGCAGGTGATTGTTGTCGCCGTCGCGCAGGGCATCGGCGATGGTATAGAATCGTCCTTCAGACAGTTTCAGTTTCTCGCGCCATCCGAGGAGCGATGACAGGTTGCCTTGCGGGTCGAGGTCGATGCAGAGGATGCGCAGGGACGGGTCGCGCAGGAGCAATCCCGCTGCTACGTTCTGGACGGTGGTAGTCTTGGCTACCCCACCCTTGTTGTTGGCGAATGCCAGCACTTCTTTTAATCTTGCCATATTGTTGGGATTTGACGGTACAAAAGTACTATTTTCGTTTGGATTGACAAAACATATATTCATTTATTTCTTCATTCACACATAAATTCATGTATGAATTGATGAATTGATGAAAATCGGTGATATTTCAGAGGTCCCTTAACGGGGATTACTTTTTGAAGAGTTGCTTCAGTTGTTTGTACTGTTCCCTATAGTTAGGATATTTGCGCTGCATGTCGGTGTCGCCCTGCATGGCAGCGGTGATTTCGTCGCAGTGGGTGGAGAAGTCCTCAGAGAACTCAACAGGACGCAGGTATTCCCCTTCGCCATAGTTTTCGGGTGCGATGCCTTGTGCGGCAAGTTCGGCGGTGACGGCTTTCAGTTGTTTCACCATGCCGTGTTTGTTGCGCTCGAAGGAAGGAGCCTTGGAGTGTTGCAGTTCTGGACGGCGTGAAGGGTCGATGAAGGTATGTCCGAGACCTTTTTTTTGCGGCATAGATGGGCGGGCTTCAGGGTCGTAGTCCTCGTGCCATTCGGGGATAGGTTGGGGATTTTTGAACTCAGAGGCACGTGGGCGGCGGTCCTGGCGATCCCAAATGTTCTGTGCCCACAGAGCCATGCGGTCGAGCGTCTGAAGTATGCCATGCTCCCCTACCCACTCGATATCGTCGAAGTCGATTCGGTCGAGACATCCCAGCAGTTCGAGGTAGGCATTCAGTCCAGGCACCTTGACGATGATACGCGGCTCATCGAACTCTTCGTCATAGACGCGGTTTTGTGATTCGATGAGTTGGCGGACGGTAATACCCTGGCGTGCCGCCTCTATTTCATTCTGGAAGGCTTGGGCACGCTGTTCGAGCCATGCCAGTCGGTTTGCCTCTTCGCGTTGTGTGAGGTCATAGAACTTTTGGTTGTAGCCATTTTTGTCCGGCTTCACCTCGAAGTGCGTCTTAAAGGAATGGATTTTGCATACCAGGTGAGGTGCATGTGTGCAGATGATACACTGTCCGAGGTCGTTTCGCTGTTGGTGTTGTGTAACGATGAATGGACCGTGGAACTGCATACCAGTCTGAAATGCCTGATTGTACTGAGAGAGTTCGCCGTCCCAGATGGGGAGAGCTTCGAGTTTTCTGATTTCTTCCATGATTCAATGAATTTATGATTTAATGAATTTATGAATTTATAAAGTAGGCACTACGCGGCAGTATAGAATCCTATTTTGACAGCCTCCATTCGGCGGCGGTGGAAGGCACGTGCTTTGCGGTCGCAGTCGTAGCAAAGTCCATTGTAATCAGCCCTGGTGTCAAGCATCCGCCAGTGGCTATTCTTACGTCCCTTGAAGATGCAGACGGACACATCGTTGCAATCCAGGTAGTGAAGATTGCACTTCGAGATACGGAACGCAACTCCCTTGTGTTCCTGAGAGAGCGTAGGATCCTGCTTCAGGACACGTGCGATGGTGTCGTAAGCCTTGAACACATGTTCAAAGTTGAGGTTCTGGTACCACCGGCCATACATAGCCTTCAATTCCGGCAGCGGCATGACGCATAGCGATTTCTGGTAGTCCTCGAATCGTCCGTGTGTGAGGAACGTGTGGAAGTCGCTGTAATGAGGGTAGGGAGCATCGTAGTATTTTTCGCCGTAGAGTGTCTTGGCGATGCCTTCGTAGTCCCAGATGGGGTGCTCCATACCGAAGTTGGCATTCACTTCCTGGTAGCCTTCAGGAGCGGACGGTTCCGTGGAGAGGATGTTGTCATACCATGCCGAATACATGGCATAGTTGTCTTGGTAGCGATAATCGCCGCCGCCACTGACGCGGCAGGTAGGGTCGCATGTGAGGACTGCCAGCGGGTTATTGAATCCATCCTCGGAGAATTTGACCTTTGAGAGATCGATGAACTCATGTCGGTCATGGTTGCAGATGAAGCGCAGTTCGTCGCGGAAGTCGCCATCCTCGTTTTTGGCGATGTTGTCGAGCCACCACTGATGGCGAAATGCGTGGAATTTGTCGATGGCCTTCCAGCGGGCTTTGTCTGAGCGGAAACGTCGGTTATAGGGAGATTGAGCTTCCACCTCCGACACCCATGCAGGAAGTGTGTCCTCGCGGTCGTGGAGTCGGTCGTAGAGGTTATGGCCATTAGCATCCTGAATGTCGGAATAGTCGCCAGCCCAGCAGACGCGCTGCATGTAGCCAACACCATTACGGCTCAGGGCGTAGGCCATATACATCAGGTCGCCACGAGAGGTTTCATGTAACTTGCAAGCATACTGAGCTGCTATCACTTCACGAGAGTCTTTGTCACGGATGACACCAAAATAATACTGTCCCATAATTGTTTATTGTTTTTTAATGAAACGATGAATTTATGAATTGATGAAATAATGATTTTATGCGGCTAACTTAGAAAGCGCGATGCGGCGCGGGTTGGTGAATTGCTTACCATCCCAGGTTACGGAGAAGAGAGCGCGGTATTCCTGGTTGATGTTATCTTGACGGCGGTGCATGTTATAGTAAGCGATGGCATCCTTGACGCTCCATTTTGTGAAGTACCAGCGGCGGAGTTTGCCCGTCCAGTCGATGACGTTCATGTAGAACCACTGTTCGCGCTGCATCCTCTCCTGATGGAAGGGGAGCTGTTCGGCCACGGCATTCCAAATCCGTTGGAAGATCTTGGGACCGCAGAGCGGTGTGGGGCTGGAAGAGTGGTATTGTTCGGCATAGCGACGGCGGTAGTCGCACCACCATTGATAGGTCTGCTGGCACGTCCATCCGTTCAGGGAGAGGCCACGCATGGCGACAGCGGCAACGATGTGTGTGTCGTTCCAGTTGAGTTTGAAATGCGGATGGTTGAGCATGGGAAGAGTGTTCTCGTGCTTGTTTGCGATGTAGTTGCAAATGTACTGTTCTTCGGTTGTCATCGGGCGGACAACTCCAAAATCAAAATTCTTCATTGTTTTATGTTTTTTAGTGAAACGGTTTAGAATGCGAAGGTAAGCTGTGTGCAGCGGGGAGAGGATGCGCGATGCAATCGCGAGTGAAGGGACGGGACACCCGACGCGGTGAACCGCGCCGCACTGGACGAAGAGACAGGCACCACGGCGGGAGCGGGGATGGAGGCGAGAGCCTTCAGGAAATCCTTTGCGGATGTGGGTTTGTTGTCGATGCAGTATTCCGTATTGGAATAGGAGCGGTGGCGCATACACACCTTGCCGGTGCGATAGGTGAGGTTTCCCAGGCGGAACTCTTTGTAGAACCATACATCATGCCACCAGGTAAGGCCCCAGGTGCGAGACCAGTTGTAGGCTGCTTTGTCGCTGTTGTCGTAGAAGTGCCCATTTGTTAGGGCAGCTTGCTTGAACTCTTGGATTGTAGTCATTGTTTTGAGATTTTTATAAAATCGGTGAAAAATTCTGGATGTTATAATGCGGGGTCAGAAGGGACCGCCGGAGAACCGGCGGGCACAGTGGCATCACCAGTTGGGAAACCGCTGGACGCGGGCAGGGGAGAGGATGCAGCCCAGAAGTCGGCGGCAGCCTGGAGGCATTCGCGGAGGGCGGCACCTACCTGAGCATAGTTCTCAGGCGTGACGGGAATGGTGGGGTGTTCTGGAGTACCGCCTCCGGCTTGGATGGCACAGAAGTCCGTGCGTCCGGCTGCTACGGCAATCATTTCGTGCCGGCGGTGCAGTTCGTCCATGACCTGCTGATACTGCGAGGGCGGGGTAGGGATGATCTGACAGTTCAT